TTGAAGACACACCAGACAATGCCCATTCCCATGGGGGGATTTATTTCAGCCTGTCTATTCTCTGCATAGCTAGCTTATTTAAATACTCTTTGTCAATCATCCCTGCATCTGCCATTCTATGACAGTCTTTACATAAGCATATAAGGTTATCATCATCCAGCCATAGTTCTGGATTGTCTTTCAACTTCTCTATGTGATGTACTTCAACATTACGATAGTTATATATGCCTTTGTCTTTGCATACTTCACATAGATAGTTTGCATCGTCTCTAATCTGCTTACTCTTCTCTGTCCACGCACTCTTGCTTCTCATTCTTGATTCTTTGTAGCTGTACTTGTAGTGTTTCTTTTCTACCTTGCATACATAACCTTTCGGATGTATCTTCCCACATCTGCTACAAGCATAATAGCCTTGCATCTTACTTAACTCTGATACGCTGTCCAGGATAAATCTTGTTAGGATTTCTGATGCCATTCATAGCCTGTAACTTCTTCCATGTCGTTCCATACTTTGATGCGATGCCTGATAGTGTGTCTCCACGCTTTACCACATAATATACATGTGCAGTCTGTTTTTTAGCATTCATCTTCTGATTAACTGCTTTCTGAACAGCATCATAGTTATATCCTGCATCTGTTAAGCGTTTCTTTCTGTCTGAACCATTGCCCCACTTACCTGCAATGACTTCATCAGCAATCTGCTCAATTGGTTTTGGCTGAGGTTTTACTGGTGTTGTGTTACCTCTTGAATATCTTGAAATATCTGCATACATGATATTCTTATCTAGTGGCTTTGATGTGTACTGCTGAATTGTTCCAGATTGAGAAGTGTTTGTGTGCTGTGTGCCATCATTCTTGCCCCAATTGGCAACCCATTTGTCGAATCTGTCATTTAATCCATTTACATACTGAAGCCATGAACTAGAAGTGTAAATGCCTGAATAATATCCCGCATCCTCAATCATCTTGCAGAATCTATAACAGATTGGTGCAATTGTTGAATTAGAGAACTTGAAGCCATGCTTTTTCTTATAGCCATCTGCATCCTCCATATCAAACCAAACCCCAACTTTGATATCGTTCTTGTATTTTGCAATTGCATTGAGCACTCCTTTAGCTTCTGCTTCTGCATCTGCTTCATTTAATGCATATGAATAATGGTAAACCCCAAATGGAATGCCTAGCCTTTTGCATTCATTCACGTTTCTTTCGAATTTTTCGTCTAAATGAAAGTGGCCATAACCAACACGAATAATTACGAACTGCCCTTTATATGGCTCTAAATTAATATTGCCGTTATGTTTTGAAATATCAATACCGTACATTTTTTATCCCTCCTTATTTAACCTTGTCTTCAAGTCCTTTTATTCTTTCCTCGTGATCATCCTTGTACTTGAACAACGTCTTTACACGTTCCGTAACAAGGACGAGTTGTTCTGATACATTTTTCAACTGCTCAGCCTTTTCACTATTTTCTGCCATCATCTTTTTTGTGGTGTCGCAAAATTCATCAAGTTTTACATTAATCTTTACAAAGTTTTTTTCGATATCCATCTGCCTATTCTTTTCTCGCTCTGCCTGCTCTTCCTGACGTTTTTTGCCACCTGCAAAAGTATTGATCAACGTACATGCAAGCGATGTCAAAGAAATAAGTAATGCGATGCTTACACTTGCTTCTGGAGTCATTTATTCCACCTTTTTATAATTTGCTGAACTAATCTGTAAACATGCACCAATGCAAGTACCAATTGCCGAAATAGTTCCTGCAATCGCTTCTGCACAATCCCATCCCCAGATTTTGCCGAGCGTGATGATTAACACTGAAAATGCGTTTGTTCCTACAAGTGCCACCCACTTTAGAATGTCATATGTTTTATTAGAAAATACCATTTTTTTACCCTCCTTTGCTAACTTTTTTTTTGCCCTTCCACAAGAGTAATTATATCCTAATTATGGCAGAAAAAAAGGGTTTTTATACCCTTTTTTATTTGCCTTTATTTTATATTTTTTTGCTCGATACTGATTGATGTTGTGTGCGTATCATTGAAATCCATCACAGAAGTAATCTTTCTGTCTCCGTAGTATTTTTTTACTTTTTCAAATTTAAACAATCCTATAGGCATTCCGAATGGAAATATTTTTCTGCTTTCAATCAGTTCGATAGTTTTGTACTTTGGATTAAAGTCTTTGACAAGTGTTCCCTCAACACCATCTAACAATTTATGTGAATTATCCATGATTCTTTATGCTCCTCAATTTCTTTGCTTTTATTTTTTTTGTTCAATAATGATTTTCCCGTTCTCTGCCCTAACTGTGATTTCTTTTTCAGGATCAAGCCCAGATTCTGCCACAATCTTTTTTGATATTGTCGCATTATACGTGTTGATTTTTACATCGCCACCCATAGTTTTGTACTTCATTTTCGCAAGTTTTGCCATTTTCTACCTCTTCTTTTTCAAATATATAGTTATCTAACTCATGAAGCCGTTTGAGAATGCCAACACTAAGTATTAGGAGAAACGATTTTCAGTAAAAAGTATTGGGAAATTATAAGTCATATTATAAGTATTGCGTTTTGTGCTGACACCCTCGAACGACTTCACGAGCCATTTTTTTCATTTTTATTTAGTTCTATTCTTCCCAGAAATAGCCAATAGCTATCAAAGCTATTGATGTTGCTATGAGTAAGATTCCGATGAAATCCATGTGATCACTCCCATTTCAAATACATACACTCAAGAGGTATGTTTTCATTTTCTTCTAGAATACATTCTCTTATGGATTTAAGAGTTTCTAATGCGTCTTCCATTGTGCCCCAGCCATTGCTTGGAAGTAACTCAGTATATTTTGAAGAATTATGCTCCAATTCTTTTATTCCTTTTTCTACGTGTCCTATTACATTGTCACATCTATAATATTCGCTGTTTTTAAACTGCCAATCCATGCACGACCTGAATAATTTGCCTAAATTGTAGGTTGGCTTGTAATACGCTGGATAAGTAACTTGTACATATTTGCCACAGCCTTCAACTTTTGCGTAAACGCCAATACAGTAACTCATAGCTATCTGCCTCCTGTAATAAGAAAATACTGCACGAACAGTATATTCATGAATAATGAACTGCAACAGAATACTTTCACCTCTGTTGAGTTCCAGTTATTTCCAGTGAGAACCATGGAAATAAGAATAACTAATATGCATACATCTGATACAAGGCATAATGCCCTGTTTTTATTCATTTTTTTCATTTGTGATCACTCCTTTATCGTTCGTAAATGTCAATGAATCCCTATGTTGAAAATGAGATTATAGAAACAAAATCTAAAAGGTATTTAATAGAATTTTCTTATGAGCCCTGTTTTGATTAGATCAGGTAACTAATGTTTTTTAAATTGGAATATCAATATAGGGATATACTTTTTCTGCTTCTTCAAAACTTTCAATTTCTTCTATTTGTTCTCGTCCATCACATTAATTGATATGACTTTTTCTAGATTGATATGAGCATCGTCAACGTGCTCCAAATTTCCATTCGGATCATAGAATGTGATTATTTTGTAACCTGTCAAGTCAAAATGTGCATATCTTCCTTTATCTGTTTCGTCTCTTAGTAAGCCGTAAGCACCAGCACCCACGCCACCAATCACATATTTAGAACCGTCGCACATGTAAAACGTTATACAATACATAATGATCACTCCTCTTTTAGCCATTTCTTAATTGACTCACTGTCATTAAATGGACATTTATTGCAATCTGTATCTAAGTTACAATAATCATGAAAAGTTACTTTATAAAGAATGTTGCATCGTATACATGCTTCAGATGCAACGTCATCAAGTTTTGCTTCATCTACTTCAACGCGACCCATCAAGAACACCTCTAATCTTTTCGAGTGCATCGCACAATTCTCTATTTGTGCATTCTTCATCAGCTAAATCGTATTCAGTGTCAGCTAGAACGTCTTCTAAATCATTGCAATATTCTTCTAATGCTTCTATATATCTTTTTTCTTCTTCAAAATAATCATTATTGAAATCTTCTATTTTTGGCTTTTTCAAGTCCACGAATTCCCTTTTCTTGTTCGGCTCCTTAATCCACTTGAGAAAATTCTCTTTTGAATAGAATGGACAATCTCCGTCACAGTCTCCGACATCGCAAGGAACATCAACTCTATCTCTTTTTAAAGAGATGTTAAAATGTGAACATGGAGCAATTCCAAAGACTTCATCATTTGCTAAGAAGTCAGCAACCGCTGCTAACTTATTGCTACTCACTAATTCCATATTTTCAACCTCTTTTCGTCTATTTTTCGACTAACTGAACATCTGCAGTATTTTCTCGTGACTTGACAGTATAGCCAATAACGTAATATTTCTTTTTTAATTCTTCCAGTTCGTTCAAAAACTGATGATAATTGAAGTAGGCCACTTTTTTTGTTAAATAGTTATTCATGTTATTTCACCTACTCTTTTTAGTCCATCGCCACGTTGTGGTTTCTGCCTCAATTAGAATATGAGGTTCTGATGCTTCTTCTGCAATACCAACGTTAGTTACGATTGCATTGCCGTATGTTTTTCTACCTTTTGTATATTCCTCTGATAAACATACGAAGGACTTAGTGCCTCGTAAAGTCACAGCATCAATTTCGAGATCATTTATCTTTAGAATGATAGGAATTTTTCCTTTGATATTAGTTAATAATTCATTTAGTTTCATCTTCAACCACCTCGTCTACATTGCAAAAATAATCTAAATATTTATCATCAGTAAATGTAATTTCTGTTGGATCAACACGATAGATATTTCCTTTTCGATCTTCGATTAGAGCAAATACCTGACTAATCTGCCCTGCTGGATGCCCCCCAACAGCGATTGATTCACCTATCACAGTTGAATACTGTTCAAAACAGTGGAATATATATTTTTCATCTTCATATCTGCATAGTCTATAATAATCTTTCATGACCTTCTCCTATCTGATGAACAAGTAAATCATCAACATAAGTGTAGCAGAATAGGCTACTGCTAAGATAAAGAAATCTATGTTAGCCGTTTTGAGACTTTTGCTTAATTTCAAGTTAGTTTCATAGAGCTCTTTATTAATTTCCTGAGCTTTATATACCGCGTTTTCCAATTCAGTAATACGTTCCAATTCTGTTATATGATTCTGAGACAAATATACGCTTTTCACCTTTAACGGAATATTTTTTCTTTCTCTTTTCAATTCTTGACATTCTTCTTCAAGCTCTCCATATTCTTCTTTCAAATATGAATACTTTTCTTCTAGCTTCTTATATTCAGCTTCCTTTTCTTCTACAATTTCCTGTACTTTTTCAGCGCTAAAAACTTCCATCACATCTAGCCTCCTCTTCTAAATCTTTTATATAATCCTGAGTTCTTTTCATAGATCTTCCTACTTTGCTTTTTATGATTTCAGCAATTTCATATACATCTAGACAATCCATCGCATATAGTTCACATATGCATATCAATACATCTGCAACCTCTTCATCTAAGTGTGAAGCGTTGATTGGGTCCAATCCATTACGTTTAATTTTTGATATTGCTTGTATAAGTTCAGCATTTTCTTCCATTGCGATAGTTAACATATGCTGATTACCCCACATCTCGCATACTTTTTCGAGTGCAGGACAATTTGCCACAAGCGTATCGAATACCTTATTTAATTCCTGTGAATCCATTTATTTTTCTCCTTAATCAGCCAATAGCATGATTGCGTGTCCTCTTGGCGAATCATTTACTTCAATATGAGTTACTAACATATCTCCAAAATGGTTATCCATGAATGTGTCACTATGAGTGATTTCCCATTTTGTTCCTTGTATACAAAAATTCCAACTTTTACATCTAATGTCAATGAGTTCATCTTCATCGACTCTTGTTAACACTTCATTCACTCTCATATTTAACCTCCCATATCTGGACAGATACAGTCCCATTGATAATCTTCAAAGTGAAGTTCTTCATCTTTCAGAATTTTTCCATCAACAATTTCAATGATCTGATTGAATTCCAACCCTTTTTCAAAACCATGGATTTTCATATCAATATGATATTTTTCACATGTTTTCAGAAGTTCATCTGCTGAAATTCCCCATGCAAATTTAGAATCAAAGACTGCAACAAAGATTTCATCATTTTCATATTCAGAAAGATAAACTTCTACACCTTCTACAAATCCCCTTCTTGTGTTTTCAATCCAACATGTTTCATTTGAATCAATGTCACCATATTCATCTACTGATAACTTTGGATGTTCTTCACCAAGAAATCCAACAGGATGCAAACCTTCAAGAATGAATTTTGTCATATTTTCTTTTGTTCCACGAACTCTTAAAGTTCCAGCGCACCAATTTGGCATATTATTGTTCCTCCTTAATATTCTCGACAACACAGTTTTTTAAAATTTCTTTAATTGATCTTGGCTCTGTATCTTCCCATTGAACGAATTGGAATAACTTATTAAACATCACCATGACGTGCACGCCACGACCTTCCCACCAATTACCGCTTCTGCTTTTTTCTGGTTCTAAATCATATAGATAAATATCGCCACTTTTATTTCTTACGATATACATGTGTCTTGTATTGTCAGAAAGATATTTTAGAATATCATATTCCAACTTGCTAACCTTGAGGGGTTCTTTGCATTCCGAAAGCATCCATTTTATACGTTCATAAGTACATCCTTCCTTATCATTAAACATGCAGTTTTTGCAACCAATATTATAGCAATTGCCAAACGATCCATTGCCTTTTCTTAAAGCACAATCCTGTAATTTATTTAATTTAAATAATGTTCTTAATTCGTTTTTGTGTTTTTCTGCATTAATCATTTTCTTCTTCCTCCACTAATCCATAAAGAAGAATTTTTCACTTACTCCATAAATAACCCCATTTTTCTTAAAATAATTAATTGCTTTCATGTTGTTTTTCCTTCCTTTCTTAGAGTTAGTGTTTTATGTGTTATCGCCTCACCACTTATAGAATATAGGCTTATTAATCTAAACCTAGAAGATGATAGATATCATCTTCATCTGGTTCCTCGAACTCCTCATAACGAGTATACGATTCTCCCAACCACTCAGAATGGTCTTTATAGCCCTTGTAAGTGATTTTCATGATAGGGATTAGACTATCATGTAGTTCGTTGTAGGCCTTCTCTAAGACCTTGTATTCGACGTTTAGAGCGTCTTTACCCTCAGCGATTGCTTCGCCAAAGTTTGAAAGACTGCATTCACCGACGTTCTGCATATCCATATGCAAGTTGTGGAGTCTATCCTGACATTCCTTGAATAACTTGCAGTCATATTTTTCACGGTCGTATTCATCTAGACCGTTTCTTTTCACTTCAATTTCTTCTATTTTTTTTTCACTTTCAAATGTTCTCATTTTCCGTTCCTCCTATAAATTAGTGTTGTAAGTGTTATCGCTTCACATATAATTTTTATAACTTGATGTAGTAAACATCACCTTCATATGTTTTAACAACGTTCATATACATTTCAAACTCTTTATTGTAAATAACCTTGACTTCTTCACAAGCCTTATGATTAATTCTTAAAGGCTCACCTTTGTACTTATCAACGTTTGAAGTTACGTCATAATCTTCATTTACATAGAAGATGTCCTTGTTTTCTTCTAACATCTTCTTAGCACCAAATGTATTGTACATTGTCATGTCTAATTCAAGACTTCCAACTTCTGCTCTTTTTAATGTTTTCATATTCTATCTCCTTAGGGGTTTGCCCTTACTCTTTACAGGTATATATTACCATATTATCACATTATAATCAATACTTTTTGTTAAATTTTGTTTCTTTTTGAAACATCATTTTTTTCGATAAAAACAGACTAGGTTTTCCTAGTCTGTTATTCTCAAGAAATACTGTAAGTCCTCACCATCGAAGTGGTCATACACCCACTCATCAGCCTTACACCAAAGTTCATCATACAACTCGGCAAGCATCCAGTTCCTGCTGTGATCATGTTCAAAGATCTTCCAGTTCAGAACCATAACAAGCTCTGTCATGTATTCAATATTGTTCTGCCATGCGTTGAACGCTCTGCAATAAGTATCACGGACTGCCGAAGCACCGAAATGATCTGCAATGCTGAAGTCCTCATAGAATGTTGTGCGTGGCTTATATCCTGTCATTGCTTCGATATTCCACGTTTTAATAGGTCCGATATTGATTGTTTCCATTTTTTTTATTTCCTTTCTGTAATGCCCGTTCTTTATGGCGACGGGCTTGCCATGATTTTTTATTCTAAAGCCATAACCTGACTAGCGCTGAAGAAACTCGCTTTTTTCATGAACATTTTTTTCTGTTCTTCGGTCATCCCCTCGCTATTTTCAGCTTTCTTTGATACGCATTTCCAAATGTAGAACTGTGCGACTGCCTTTTCGCCCTTTTTAACACAGAATCCTTTCGCTTTCCATGTCTGAAAGGTATGAATTGTTTCAGGTTCATCAAGCATGATCTTATTTCCATTCTCATCCTCGAATTCAAACTGTCTGCCAGTCTTTCCAATTTTCCCACTTTTCATCAATTCTATAGAATTGTTAAAGATAATCTGTTCGTTTGTCATGTTTTTTTCTTCCTTTCCTTTTGTCTTTGTTTCTTTTTGAAACATTTAACCGTTTAATATATCCATAAGTCTTGAGTCCTGCATCTTGTTTTTTCTTCTATCCTCACCGCTGACAAGTACAGGAAGGCACATTTCAATAATACGGCTGTATATTCTGGCTTTGCTCGTATCTTCTGTATGGTACAGATCTGTATATTTAAGATTCGTTGTAATGATCATCGGCTTTCCGCTTCTGTATCTTGCATCAATGATGTTATACACCAGCTCGTTTACGTACTCCGTGTTTCGCTCAATCCCGAGATCATCAATGACCAGAAGGTCAAACTCGTTCAGGCTGTCCAGATATTTCTGCTTTCCTTCATACATGCCCTGAATCGTATTGATGATTCTTGCAAAATTTGTTACCAGACACGGCACACCATTGTCAATCAATTCATTTGCGATGCATGACGCAAGAAACGTCTTGCCTGTTCCAACTCCACCAAACAGAATAAGTCCTTTTCCTGCTTTCCTGAACTCTGAAAATCTTCTGACATAGCTTCTGCACATGTCGCTAGCCTTCTTTGATTTCTTATCGTCGAGATCAAATCGGCATTTCTGAAGTCCTCTGTCAGGAAAGCATGTGTTCCTGTATTTTTCAATTCGTGCCAGTCTGTCCTGTTTCTTTTGCTCTGCAATCATACATGAACACATCACTGGAACATATCCACCAATCAGCGACAGCCATTCTCTTCGTGGCTCATTGCATTTTCGGCAGTATATCATATTGCCTTTGATATATTCAGTACTCGCATCACACGTTTCTAACATCTTCTGGATTGCTTCCACCGTCGGCTTCTCTTCATTAAAAATATCGTATATGCTTTTCATGCTTTGTTCCTCCTGCGTAAGCTCTTTTTATAATCTCATGTAAAATGCTTTCTTTATTTTCTTCTGTAGCTTCAAGAACCCAGTCAAAATTGATTTTTGTTCCACCTGGTAAAATTTGCGGGTTATACCTTCCCCAACACGCACCTTTTTCGTCATATGCGTATACTGTAACGTGCCAATAGCTTTTGAGTCGTTCTTTGATAAAACCTTTTTTATACCATACATTTATCAGATGTTCTTTGTAGTCGTTTTCAACCTTTACAAATTCAACCTCTATTCTTTCGCCTTTAGAGTTTCTATCATTGAAACAATAAAATTCTATTGTTCCTTTTGGGTTCATTTTCTTGATTGCATACTCATGGCCATCAATGATTTTTGTTTCTTTCATGTTTCCGTCCTTCTTTCTTTAAAGGTGTTTTATGTGTTATCGCTTCACTCTTTTTTTATTTATTTAATTTGAATGGAAGCCATGAGGCTTTTAAATCATCAAGTTGGTTCATGATGATTTTTAATGTATATCTTCCACCACAAGAGATATAAGTGGTTTCGCCGTCAAGGCTGAGGAAGTTTCCTTCCTCGTTAACGATAGCAAAATAACTTTTTATTCCTCCACGAGGACCACACAAACCATATAGTTTTGACACGTTTACAATTTTCATAAATATTACCTCCTATTATTGATCTCCTATCTATTATAGCTTTCGAAAAATCTTTTTTCTTTGTTATCAATGTAATAAACAACATCTGCTCTACTTCTTGAATAATCTTCATTATCCTTGTTTTCTAAAACCTTGTCCAAAGGTCTTAAGAAAGTTCTAACACCGCTAGCAGTAAACTCACCACCACATAGCACTAAATCGTGACCATTGATTGAAAACACTGGTGTGTTCAATTCACAATTAAAAGCGATTTTACCAACCTTGTTAAATGTGATTTTTCTCATTTTTCTGTTCCTCCAATTAATATAAATCAAATTTTGCAACCCATGTGCCATTTTCAAACACTCTTACAGAATCATATGAGTTATATGGTTCTTCATGTTCAAGGCTCTTAACATGTCCTAACATTTCAAAAGCTTCTGTTCTGTCTTCTGTTTCAAGGACTACCTTGTCTTCGATTATAAAATTTCCACCTACTAATTTAACTTGATATTTCATTTTCCGTCCCTCCTGATGTTTTCATGTTCTTTCTTATTTTCTAAATGTTGGTAATCCAAATGTTCTTGCAATTGCTTTTCTAACTGATAAGTCATTACTTAGGTAACCGTTGTATCTGATTACTTTTACTTCGCCAGTTTCAACATCTTCTGCAATTTCAGCTCTCTTGATGCTGTCTCCCCAATGATTAAACTTTCTTCCGTTTACTGTTGTTTGTTCTACTGTCATATCTTTCATATCTTTGTACCTCTCTCTTTCTACAACATTATAATATCATAATATAATAGCGATTGCAATACTTTTTATCACATTTTGTTTCTTTTTGAAACATTATTTACCGTAGAACATTTTCATGAGATCTTCTTCCGACCCATAGCCATTCTGGTCGTATTTCTTCTCTGGCTGTTTCGCCTGCTTTGTATATTCATCCTTCAAAGGGAAGATTCCTTGCCAGTTATGCGTTATTGACTGATTAAGAATAGCAATCTTTGTCGTGTCGTTATTCCCCAGTTCATCAAGTTTCTTCAGCATGAGTTTAAGAGCATACTCTGTCATAGGTTTCTTAATGAATGATCTCATCTGAACAAATGCTTTCAATGCATTCTGAAGTTCTTCATTTTGTGTATATCCTGCAATCTGTTCATCATACGATTTCGACTTGCTCTTTCTTTCTTTCTTATTACTTACTGTATTATTATTTGTATTATTATCTGTATTACTTTCTTTCAAATTCTGAATATCAGCATTACAATTTTTTATATTCTGCCTTTCAAAATTTGAAAGTCTGCTTTTCAGTTCTCGCTTTCTTCCATCAAAATTTTGAATGTATAAGTATCCACATTCAATAAGTTTTGAAATTGCTGTCGATACCTTCGTTTTACTGCATTGACAGAACTCTGCAAGATGCTCGTTACTTGCATAGCATCCTTTTTCGCCTTGGTCTAAGCTGTCAATTTCCATAAGTATAACTTTATCAAGCGCATTAAGCCTAGTATCTAGCCACACTTTCTTTGGAATCCATACGCCCTTGAAATCTCTGCTTTCGTTCATGTTTTTGCTTCCTTTCTTTTCTACTTTACGATTTTCCATGTGATTTTCCTTTAATAACAGAAAACCGTATCACATTAAGTCCGCCAACCTAATGCAATACGGTTCATGTACCTATTCAGTTTAATTCACTGCTATTCAGCAATGGCGGTTACTGAATAGGTTGTGTAGCTTTGTTCTACTTGATTATAATATCATAACTATGTAATTATTTCAACACATTTTGCCGACTTTCGTTTCTTTTTGAAACTTCTTGATGTCTTTACTCGTAACAATGCTGATTGTGTACTCTGGATATTTGTATTCGAACATTTTTTGCTTTAAGCGGAAAACGTCCGTAATTACCGCTGTAGAGCCTTTTACGTCTTCAATGATATAACTATCATCTTCACACAAGATGTACCTGAAATCGGCTTTATACACGGTTTTACGCCATGTTTTGCCATTCTTCCTGAATGATGGCAAGAGATCAAAAGAAGGCTGTAATTCCAACGCTCTTATAACCCCCGCACGTTCCAGAATCTTCAACTGTGCATAACGTTCAGCTTCCAACTTTGAATCAAACTTGATGCCATCAGCAACCGTCTTTGTATTGTGATATTTTCTGTACAAATAAGTCACCTCACAGATAATTTTTCCCGAAAATGTCAATGAACTCGCTTGTAGTCCATGCGTATTCGTCCATGGCCCTTTCTTGCCCTAATTTTTTCAGATACATGTCAAATTCATGCCCTTTTCGGTTGTGTACGCCATACTCAGACATGTTGTGATCTTCAGGCCTGATAAATACGACAAGACCATACTTGATTGATTTTTTTCTGTTGGCAGTACCGAAAAATATTTCATGCCTATGTGTGCCCTCATAACGCTGATTGCTGTAATAATATGTGTGACCGTTAGCCTGATACATGCCATTAGGCATAATTGAATCTCTCAACTAATCACCCCCTATAAATTTAAGCTGCGCTATCTCTGACGGTGTTAGCACTGGTATTCCTAGCTCTTCGCATTCGCTTCTTACGCCGTCAAGCAATATAGCAAACTCCTTAGAATCCATCTGTGAACTGCCTTTATAAATCTTGTAATGTGTAAACTCCTTGCCATTTACTTTACCTTTGCCTATCTCCTCATAATACTTGAAATAGCTATGTAGGCTTACATCTGAACGAATGCTAACAACCTCATACTGCCCATATCGTTTAAGCATAAGAAAGTGGCATTCTTGGTTATCCATCCTCATAACACTTGCGAGCTGATTGAGGAGTGACCAATAATAAGAGTTGGCTGTAAGAGAACGCTTTTTTTTCTTTTCCTTTATCTCAAATATCTTTTCTTTATCCTGTTCAAACAGCCACGCAATTATTGCCTGTGCATTTCCAATCATGCCACTTTTCCCTCCTTAAAATGGGAGATCATCTTCTTCTAAATCAAAATGTTCATTATCATTGATGTTGTCTGGTTCAGTATAGCCATTATTGTTATAGTTATTTTGTTCACGTTTCTTAGTTTCTAGAAACTCGACATGATTAACCAACACTTCTGTAACATATACTGTTCTTCCATGACTATCTTCATAATTTCTTGTTCTGATAGATCCATTAACTGCAATTCTATCTCCTTTATGAACGTACTGCTCTAAAAGTTCAGCCGTCTTTTTCCATGCTACGCACTGAATGAAGTCTGCTTCCTGCCCGTCATTTGTCTTGAAGTCCCTGTTGACTGCAAGTGTGAAACTTGCAACAGCCGTGCCATTGACTGTCCTTCTTAAGTCAATGTCCCTTGTAGTACGTCCAATTAATACAACTGTATTCATTGTTCTTTACTCCTGTAATATTCTTCTATGATTTCCCATGCCATGCCCTCATTTACAGGGCAGTCAATAACTTTTCTAATGCCATCCCTGAGATGTATGATCTTCAGGAATTTTGCATCAACTCCGTAACTTTGCATAAGTCCGATTCTGTATAAATTCAGCTGATATGCGATCTTTTCCTTGTTTAATGCGCTGACGGTTTTTATATCCGCAATCCCTGTCTGTCCGTCAATCAGCATTGTCATGTCCAGTCGTCCACATGCAATCGGCATATCATCCTTAAACAATACAAGTGGCAACTCACTGTCAAGAACTTCGAAACCATACTGTTTCTGTAGAAACTTAAAGTTTCGCACTGCTTCACTTCCATCATCATAGCCTGAATTGTTGTAGTTCTCGATTGCCTTATGTACTGCCGTACCACGCTTGGCCGCATTGTTCAACACGGCAGGTGGTACACTTGCATATTCATTTCTATACTTCGTACCAAGAATCTGCGAGACACTTGGCAACATAAGCCCATCATACAGATATGTGTGTGTATCATCAATATATTCAAGCGTACCGCCTTTAATGCTGAATGTTTCCATCACTTCACCGTGATGCGGATGGATGGTTTTACTTTTGATATTTTGGCGTACAAGTCGTATACATCAGGATTTTCTTCTTTAAAAGTCTTGGTGTCAAACTTTTCTGTGTCATGCTCTGGGATAAATGCAATCTTCAGAAACTCGTTGTCGAGCTTTAATACGCCGTACTTCTGCATAGCATCAAGAATTTCTTTCTTCATGCTGTCCTGCTGTTTCTTAATCTCTTTCGCCTGTTTCTCAAGGCTTACAATCTTCTCGCATACTTCTTTAGAAAAAGTAACGTCTGATCCTGTTCTTTCAATAATATTAGCCATTGTTTTCATCCTCGCTGTAATCAAACTCACTGTAATCAAATTTAGAGAAGTCATATTTGCCGATAACTCTTTTGAGTGGCTTGTCTTCTGCACCTGCAAGAACACGCAATGCTCTTTCTACATCATCACTAAATGCATTGCAAACCGCAAGCACGGTTGCCTTTTTTTCTCCGAACTGCGTATCAACTAACACTTCATCACCACTCTTGACAGCTACATAAAGCGGTGCATAGAACAGGAATTTTTTATTGCCAGTGTGCTGGCATACTACATATTGTTTGTAACTATTCATGATTTTCCGCCTTTCTCTGCTTCATGATTTTACCAATTAACTCGCTGGCCTTCGACATCGGCATATCTTCCAGCTTTTCAATCTTGTTCGTCATTAACAGCTTTTCAAGATTCTTGCCTGTATAGGCCTTGCTCAATACTTCAATCTGTCTTGGTGATGCCTTGCGCTCAGTGCTGTTAGTTGCTTCATCATCGTTTCCGTCTGTGTCTTCTTCAGTTGCCATACCGAGGAATGCACCTAGTGAATAACGTTTGCGGTATGTGATCTCTGCGCCTTCATCCTGAAGTTTCGCACCTTCCTTAACTGCAAACGGATAAGTGTTTGTCTCGAATACATGCCCACTCTTATGTACAAGAATACAGCGAACACCGTTTATGCCGTTCTCGTCAACTCCAATCGGTTGTAGCAATGCAAAATTCTGATTTTCCTTGATTTTGTTTAAAATATTGTCTAATGGCACATAATCAAATGCCTTGCGCATCCATTCCCCTGTGTTTCGATTCTTCACGGAATAGTTGACCTGTGCAGACTTTTCAAGTCCTCTTAACTGATTTACTAGCTCGATTAAATCAGTTGCGACTTCTGTTGTAATGTTTTCAAATCCTGTCATTTTTCTTGTTTTCCTTTCTTTTTGAAACATCAATTTCATACTGTTTAATAATTTTTCTTAATTCTTCTGCTTGCCCTCTTTTTACGATTTCTGCTACGATTTCAAACATGTTTTCAGCTCCCAATAATCAAATTCGCATATTCATATCCAAACACTTTGCAGAACACTTTGACAAGCTCTGTAGAAGGATTGTGCGTTCCTTGCTCAATGCAAGCATAATGGCTCGTGGATATTCCAAGCATTTCTGCAACATCCTTCTGAGTATAACCCTTTGATATTCTGAATGCTTTCAGTTCTGCTCTTTTCATTTCGTGCCCCCTTTCTTGCCTACATTATATACCCTAGTCATCAAATTGCAACTATTTTTAATCAAAATACGATTATTTTTTATTGTTTCAAATAGCAACGTTATGTTATCATCGAAATATAATCTTTTTAGGTGGTGTAAAGAATAATGATCAACAATAAATCAATCGGAAAGAAACTCAAAGAACTACGCAACTCCCGTGATCTTAAACAGTCTGAACTCGCTGACCTTGTCGGGCTTTCAAGACCTGCAATTTCTAACATTGAATCTGGAAAGCGCTCCTTGACTCTTTCCACTTTGAAACGTTTTTGCGAGGTGTACGGTATTGATATATCTTACTTTGGAATTGATACGTCAAGCTATGATGAAGCTACAGATCTCACACTGCGCATCGAGTCTCTGTTTCATGATCTTCCTGAACCTGAGAAGGATGAACTGTATCTGAAGATAATGAAGTTATACCTTGACAGCAAAAATGTTTCTGATTGAAACCATCTGTCGAAAAAAAAGAGTTGTCTAACTCATATTCAATTTTGAGATCTTCTTGTTCAGCGTAAAGATTAAACAGCAACGAATATATTTTTTCTGCGTCCATATTTTCACCGCCTTCATCGGCTAGTATGGACTGCTTTTTTTATTTTCAATCAATCGGAGGTATTTTTTATGAGAAAAAATCTGCGAGTGGCAGGATATGCTCGTGTTTCCACTGACGAACAAAAGAAATATGGTTACTCAATACAGGCTCAGACTGAAGAAATAACGCAATGGTGCAACGACAATGATCATGACCTAATACATATCTACATTGACGAAGGATTCTCAGCAAGCACCATGAAACGCCCACAACTGCAATCCATGCTGTCTAACTTGAAAAATCTTGATGCCATAGCCTTCACACGCCTTGACCGTTTATCACGTAACGTCCTTGAAGCTAATAAAATGCTTGAACTTCTTCAGCAAAACAATGTTGCCATGATTTCCATTTGTGAGGACGATATAAACACGTCCACTGCAAACGGCTTGTTCATGTTCAACCTGAAAGTCAATCTTGCAGAACATGAATTAAAAAAAGGCTCTGAACGCATCAAAGCCGTATTTGAGTACAAGATTGCCCAAGGCCAACCAATCACTGGGAACGTTCCTTTTGGTTACAGGATTGTCACAGAAAACGGCAATAAATGCATTGCAATTGATGAATCCAAAGCGCCAATCGTGAAAGACATTTTCGAATCATTTCTCCTGCATCAATCAGTACATTATACAGTTGAATACGTCAACAAGAAATACGGACTGTCTAGGCCTTACATGTCCTACATGCACATTTTAAAGAATGAATTTTATGCAGGATCATACCGTGGAAACTCCAACTACGCCGAGCCATACATCACACGAGACACATACAATGCCGTTCAGACCGCATTACAGGCCAATATACGCACAGGAATACAGCGTCATACATATTTATTCACTGGACTTTTAAGATGCCCAGAATGCCGTTCTAAGCTTGTTGGAGTGAGTCATCCAAAAGGTGGAAAGCGATATTATTACTATAGATGTAACAATGCCCACTCAGTGCATACATGCTCCCACAAAAAACACTATGCTGAACTGGCAACAGAAAAATATCTGTTGTCTAATCTTGATGCACTGCTTAAAAATCATATAGCCACAATATCAAGCATCACTTCTGAAACAAAGAACACAACTGAAAAGGAATTAAAGGAACTAAGAAAAGAGCTTGATAATCTGAATTATATCTTCATAAAGAAGCGTATGCCTGTAAATACCTATGAACGTCTGTACGCTGAAACAGAAGACAAAATAAAAAGGCTTGAATCTTTCAAACCTCAAAGCACCGATCATCTTAACCAATTTTTGAACAGCGGTTGGCGCTCAATATATGAGAGCCTAACACGTGAGAACAAGCGCACCCTGTGGCGCAATGTTCTTGATTCTGTCCACGTTTCACCTGACAAAATAGAAGTTTTCTTCAAGTAAAAAGCAGACATTTCTGTCTGCCCTTTACTAGGAGAATTTTATGATCAATGTAAACGAAAGTACATATATAATATACACCAATCAATCACCGAATGCAAACGGTGATTTTTTCTTTACTAAGATATACTAACCTGTAGGCTATGACAAGTTAGTATAGAATTTTGCAAATAAAAAAACAGCCCGCCGAAAACCGACAGGCTGAGAAAGGAATGCAGTGAACATGAAACACTGCACTCATAGTATATCATGATTTTGTTTAATATCCAACAACTCTCGTTATGAAAATTGCATTTTCTGCTGAATATGTTGAGCCGTTGCTTTTCAAAATGATCTGGTAATTCTGGCTAAACGTGATCATTGACTCCGACACACTAACAAGAGCGAACTTTGCATAGTCATAATCGGCAATATAATGAATCGTTCCCAGATGCACAAGTTTTCCGTTTGGGCTGAATACCTTCACACTTCCACAAGCATTATCACCTGATGATCTGTAAAATATTTCAAGATAAGTATAGTTTTCCACACTGTCTGATAAGTTGACAGTTTCTGCTGTTCCACTTGCACTGTTGTAAAGCACCTGACCACTAAAGCACACGCCATTTGCTTCAAAACTGTTATCATACTTTGGAAAGCAGTTGACGCCCATTGAGCTTAAAAGCCTGTCAAAATAAACAATTGGTATACCCTTATCAACAAATAAATTATAAGTTGTCGAGCCTATCAAGTCACTGACTATAACTCTTATATCCCACGCAAATTTATTGTCAATGTCAAAACTTGTTTGCGTGTTGTCTTGAATTGTGTTTAATGTTGAATAATTTGTATCAGTTGTTTTTTTGTACTGATATTGAATTTTAATTACGTTCTTATCATTAATGCTTGATATACTGCCATCAACAGTTAAATGTGTTGTTGAATAGAAATTATTTTCTCTTTGACAATTAATAATTGCACTAGGCTGAACCCAGTCGACAATAGTTATATCTTTTGAGTAGCTCGTTTTATTTCCTCTGCTGTCAATAACGGAAATTGAAGCGGTCAAGTTTGATGAAGAGTTGACAATTCCAAAATTAATCATCTGAGAAGGAACGCTTGAACCACTCAAAGTAGCGCTTTTTGTAATTCCGTTAAGCAATATTTCAACCTTTGACAAGGTTGCATACTTTAACGCGATCAAGTTGGTTAGCTTAAATTCCAAATTGCTGTTATTTCTAATGATTATTTGATTATCCTCAGTTATATCGGTTGTTTTTTTGCTGCTATCATAATAATCAATTATATCAATTGTAGGGTTTGCGTTTGCTACGTTACACGTAAATTTTACTGATTTAGTCCCAATTTTAGTCGAACCGTTGTATGTATCAGCATAAATAGTACCCCAACTGCTATTTAAGTTTGGCATTTTGCTATAAAACGATTCAGGAATTGTCCATGTGCAGTTGCTTGCTACGTTTGTCGCTATAGTACCATTTAAATCATAAAAAGAATATCTAACGGTATGTGTAAAATTATCACTATGACGGTTCATGTGAATTGTTATTGTACTGCCAATGTCACCAATATTTTCGGTTGTATTTGGCCATGTAATACATGACGGCTGGCTCGCTCTTGCAATCTGTGGTAAGCTCCATGAACCAGAACCGTTACAATTTACGGAAGCGCTATAGATTGCGCTAGATACGCTAGCACTAAAAGAAGCGTTCCCCTCCGAATTATGAGCGATTGTATAAGAACCGCTTGCAATAGTACCTTTGTACTGCTGTACTCGTGTGCCATTATAATAAACACAATTGCCGTTGATATATACACTCGTTGGATTTGATCTATACCAACTCGAACTGCCACCAACTGCGCTAATGCTCCAATTGATTGTAGTATTATTGTTAGCTACACTTTGGCTTGCGACATTCCATGAAAACTGTACGTGTCGCCCATCATAACTATTTGTGTTGAAACTTCCATTTGAAGCCATAGCTAATTACCTCCCATTGTTGAAACCAGACCTATACCATCATTGGTAATTTTCCCATCATTATCGTACAAAGTAATTGGAATAAATCTCATTTTGTTACAAAGTGTTATTTCTTCCTCGACAACACTTTTTTTCTGATGGAACTCGTCCTTTGATACCCAATAGATTTTATTGCCATTGCGATCATATCCAGCAAATCCGATTTCATTATTGATGACAATATAGCTATCATCTACACCGTTCAAGCGCAATCCATTTTTATCAAGTATACCAATTAAATTGTTAGCCTCATCATAGATTTCAAGCGTTCCAAACTGGTTAAGATTTGCACCTAGTTTCAATGTTCCGCCTTTGATTAAGTCAGCAGTCAAGTTGATAACATTGATTTGTTCCATGTTAAGCACATTGTCAATAGTCCATGCACTCTTGAACGCTCCATTGATTCCCGTATCAGAAAAAGCGATCCCACCGCTGTTGATCATGATAACGTGGTGAGCTTCTTCCTTTGGTAATGCATCAACCACAAGAATCTTGTCTCCTTCATAAATAACGTATGAGGAGCTCATAGCGCTCAATATTTTATCCGTCGCAGTTTTTAACTCATCACTCAGCGTAACTTTAATAACTTTGTTATTTTCCTGTATAGTTTGTTGCGTACTGCTAGTTATACTGTCAACTAGATTAGATAGCTTTTGCTTGAAGTTTCCAAACTCTAATTCAGTATATCTTTCTAGGATACAGTCATAGTCATAAGCAATAACATTAGTTGTAATATCTAATCCTAATCTTTCGTCTTTTACAACTATTGTATCTCCTACATCAGTAATTTTTTCAAGATTTGCCTTCAGCTTGTAATTCACACTAGGCTTGCAGTTAGAATTAACATAGTCTTGAGCTTGTGTTCGCAAATCGTTCATTAAAGCGTTATTATAAGATGCCTCGTTTAAATTGCCGTCAGCGTCCTTATAATCATCTTCTTCTATTCTATTTTGTTCAAACGACACGCATTTTGTGTATGGTATGTCATATTGAATGTTGCTATATACATATTTTTCATCTAGTAAAAGCCCATCTTTTCCGACGGGCATTAATTTTGTTACTACATTATCCCAGTTATACTCGCAGTTGATTTCCTTCAGGTTTTTTGCGTATCTTACAACAACGCCGTTGTCTTTTCCTATTGCGTTTCTTATGGCTATTGTGTAGTTGTCTCTTACTAGATGACCACCCCAACGCTCTAGAACGGTCTGTATTGCCTCGTAAAGCGACTTTCTAACACATCTAAATGAATTTATCCTTGTGACGTCTGAAAGTGTCGTAAATGGGCTTGTATTATCCGTAGCGTTGTTTAAGTGATCAAGTGCATCATTGCAATTCTTGTCAACAACATAGCTATCAGCTATTAAATAATTATTACTGTCATAAAAAACATGGTGACACTTAGCACTTATCTTTTTTCGTGTCTGCTCAACATTAGTAATTCTAAATGCTTGCGATCCTTGTGGAGTGTTTGCAACGACAATTCTATTTGCAGTTAGATCATCAACATAATCAAGGCTTGTTTCTAAGTCCAAATAGAAAGACCCATTATCCTCTTTGTGTACTTTAGCCTTCAATGGCTTTATGACAATATCGCCGTTTGTTGTAAATGTTTTGTCGTCGCTGGAAAACAATCTAATCATCTTTAAGCCTCCTTTCTCAGCATGTTATAGCCTTATTTATGCCGTTCTCTTCCACATGTAAACAGCTAAATATGGCGGCATATTGTTATGTTTTCCGTCTCCACCTGCGAGTCCAGTTCTGTTGCCATCTTCGTTTTTAGTCGCTTTAATGTTAGGCACCATATTAGTGGCTTCCGTCTTACTTAGAGGCTTAGCCCCAAAATTGGTTGATATGAGAGCAGCGTTCTTGTTAGCAACAATTGCCCAGTCGTTTGTATCATGATTATGCTCAGGCATTTCGGTAGCGTTTAATTGATGATAGTATTCACCACCTGTTTCACCACTTGCAATGTCTGGTTTTTCTGCCCCAAGCGATCCAAATCTTGTATTCGAATTTGTGTCCGCAACTGCTCCTGCTCCAATTAGGAAACGTCCTTTCAGCCTTTCCCACGTTCCGCCAAACAGTGTTGATGGATCAGTACTGTTTACGCTCATGTAGATAGAGCCAACTGGATAAGTCTTGTTAAGTAGGTTTTCAGTGCTTCCAGTATCGCCCTTTGCGCCATTTGTTACCGTAAATGTTGATGTTGTTTCATCATTATATGCAATCGTATATGTATCAACCAGCCCACTTGTTGATGTCTTTGCAATTGTTCTAATGCCTTTGCCGTTGCTTACGTTGAATGTTCTTTTAGTTCCGTCTGTAAGTGATATTTCGTAAGTATCAGTCAGCCCACTTGTGCTAGCTTTTTTGATTTCCTTGATGCTCTTCCCATCCTGACCTTTTACGCCCTGTGGTCCTTGAGGTCCTGTATCGCCTTTTTCTCCAATGTCGCCCTTTGCACCGTTTGTTACCGTAAATGTTGGCTTTGTGCCATCTGTAAGTGTGATTGTATAAGTGTCTACAAGCCCACTTGTTCCTGTTTTGCTAATACTTGAGATTCCGTTTCCGTTTCTGTTTGTCACCGTGAAAGTTGACGTTGTTCCATCTGTCATCGTGATTGTGTAAGTGTCAGTCAGCCCACTTGTGCTAGTTTTTTTGATTTCCTTGATGCTCTTTCCTTCCTGACCTTTAAGCATCAATATTTTCACGATGGGTTTTTTAGCATATTCGCTCATTTTGGCTTTTACGATGGTTCTTTTAGTATATTCGTTCATTTTGTCACATCACTTTCTATTTTTAGCGCCCCATTGAGGATGGTAAAGACATCACCATTCAGTTCGATTTGCAAGTCATAATAATATAATCCTGCCTCAATATTTTTTGTATCCTCTGGAGCGACACGAACAATGTAATACAGCTTTGTGCCGTCCTGCTTTGAAAAGCTGATCCCCTTTTCTAATTCCTTATGAAACACTACATCATCGTCGTCAAAATTCGTTTTGCAGGTAAAATCTGCCTTTTCTAATTTCTGCGGAGCTTCGTCAAACTCAACTTCAAATGCAAAGCTCAACGTGTCGCCCCTGATCATTTCAAGATTATTTCTCATTATATCCACCTCGATAACTTTTCGAACGCAATATATGTCAACGCTCCATCCCATGACACAGAGTTAGCCCCAACTTTAAGAACGAACTTGTCATAATTTCCGATAACGTATCGGTTCATCAATACATCATCATTGTACGCCTCAAGCCTTCCTGTGTCTATCGTGATGGAATTTGTAGTACTCAAGTCAATACGGAACAACTGCACGCCATTCAACGACAGATTGATAGTTCCAGAACCTTCAATATGAATAACTGGCTTTGATACATAATTGCCGTTATTTCTTACTGTGATAGCACTTGTCGTATTACTGAACACCTTCAGTTTCTCGATATTGCTGTATTTGAATGGCTGTACATGATACGTGATCTCAGCCGTTCTGAACCTCATAAGACGCTCATAATCAATCGCATCTAGAATATCATACACGTAGTATTTTTCTGGCTCATTTGAAAATGTTACTGTTCCGCTTGAATTGAAAAACGGAATAATATCATCAATATCATAGTCGCCAAACAGACCGATCTTCATTTTTTTGTCATAAGCCGAATATCCAAGCCTTGTGATCACATCACCATCACGCCCGTCTATTTGTTCGATGCTTGTACGCATCAAAGGCTTTGTAATCGGTGGCAATTCCTGAATCAGCAATCCTTTTAAATATCGGCTGTCTTTTCCATTTTGAATAACATAATTTCTCATATATTTACCGCCTTAATCATAAATAAGTTTTGTCACCGTTTTGTCAACGAAATGGCCCATTTCTTCATCATCCATCTCGATTTTGACCTGTGATAGTGCATCCTTGAATGCCTCAACCATGTTGTTATAGTTTCCACCACTTGCAGAAACGCTACCATTCACATTGAATGCGTCAGACATTCCACTCGCCAATGCTTCTGTCTGGCTGATAAGTTCTGGGCTTGCCTTTCTTAAAGAATCACTCAGTCCTTCCACCATGTCAGGCATCCAACTTTCATACTCAGCCAATGGGCCTTCGTCAGGTCTTGAGAAATGAAGGAAAGACTTGATCTTGTTTGCAACGTCGCTGACTGCACTTGTGACATGATGAATCGCATTTCTGATGCCATTTGCAATGCCCTTAACCATGTCAACACCCCAGTTAAACAACTGCCCTGGAAGACTTCTGATTCTTCCAATAATGTTATTTACAAGTCCAGATGCTGCATTTGCACCTGCTTGTGCCAACTGTCTCGCAAAATTCCATGCGTTATTCAATGCACTTGATAGCCAATTCCATACAGCAGACGGAAGACCACGAATGAATGATACAACCCTGCCAACAAAGTTAGAACCTGCTTCAGAAGCCCTAGAAACCATGTTAGAAGCCCAATTCTGTACGTTGCCTATAACATTGCCAAGGAATCCACCAATACGCCCAGGAAGAGCCTGAAACCACGATATGAGGTTGCCTATGAAACCACCTACCGCTGTAATTGCATTTCCAACAGTGTTTTTGAATGCATTCCACACGCTTATGACAGCATTACGGAATCCCTCGTTTGTGGTCCACAATGTGACGATTGTTGCTATTAGTCCTGCTAGCAACGATACAACGAGCATTATCGGATTGCCGTTCATGACACCATTCAATAATGCCTGCGCAACAGTTGCGCCTTCATTAGCTTCCTGATATCTCTTGACAGCTGTAACAACGCCATTGATCATGCTTGCAACGTTCCATGTCACCATTGCCGCTCCAATTCCTGCAACAAGAGAAATGATCATACTACCATTGTCCATGATGAATCCGAATAAATCACCAACGCAGGAAATAATATCATCAATGACAGAAACGACAGAATCCATATCCATATTGTCGATTGCATTTGTTATGTTTGGTATCCACTCGTCAGCGGCCTTTTGAAGAATCGGCTGTAATGCTTCACCAAGTTTGGAATTGATTGTATCGCTCAATGTCGAAAGTCTGCCATCCAAAGTCTGAGACTGTGCATCCATTGAATGAAAGTATTTGCCACCTTCAGACGTTGATCGCTTCATCGACTCCGTGATCTCGTCAACCGACATTTTGCCGTGTGATATTCTGTCATACAAGCTTTGCATGCTTTCTCCTGTATGTTCTGAGATTTCCTGTAATGGGTTGAATCCTGCATCAATCATCATGTTAATGTCTTCAAGCGATACTTTCTGCGCTGAACTCATTTTCCCATACGCTCTCGAAATGCTGTCCAGCTTGTCCGCGCTTCCCTGTGAAATATCGCCAAGCATCATCATACTGTCAACCGCATCATCAGCATTAAATCCAAAGTTCATCAGCAAAGATGTTGCATCTGCCAACTGTGGCATATCGAATGGCGTTTTTGCTCCAATATCAGCAAGTTTTTTGACCGTCTCGCTTGCCTTATCTGCTGAACCTGTCATGACCGTAAACGATGTTGTGTAATACTCCATTGACTTCTGATAGTCAACCGCACCACCTACAAGCGACTTGAATCCATCAACAACCTTGCTGATTGCCTGTGATGCAAGATTAGCCATCGTACCCTTTAGTACCGTGAACCCATCATTAAGGTTTTTTGATGTGCCATCAGCATCACCCATCTTTTTCGATAGATTATCAACCTGTTTTGCACTACCATCAGATTCTTTGCCTAAATTGTCAATCTCTTTTGTGGTCTTGATAACGTCCGCCTTGGCATTGTTCATCTGCACTGCAAGCTGTGACAATGATTTCTTGTTTTTATCCTGCGCCGTTGAACTTTCATCGTACTGTTTCTGAAGATCATCAACGGCCTTTTTCTGCTCTTCGTATTCTTTGGTATTTTTACCAGACTGTGCTTCGATGCTTGCGAGCTTTCCCTTTGCATTTTCCAACTTTTCGCCTAGTTGTGAATGTTCATCTGCTGACTGCTTAACAGCATTCTGATACTGCTTGTACTGGTCAGACACTAACTTCAGCTTTGACTTCTGCTCTTCAAGACGCTTGTTCAGCACATCACTCTTAGCTGTCAATGCATCGGTGCTTGTGTCATTCTTTTCATAGGTACTCGTGACGATCTTCATTTCTGATGATACTTCTCGCAAGTTCTGCGTGATCTGCTGTAATGCTCGTCTATATTCGCTCTCACCCTGCAGTTTAATTGTTCCACCTAATGCCATGCACTCACCCCCTTAGAACCAATCATCTTCATGTTGTGACTTTTCATATGCTTTTGCGTATGTTGTTCCTGTCTTTTCAAGCATCAGCTCAAAATCAAAATCGTTCTTGTAATGCTTATAGAACAGGTTGAAAGTTGTAAGCGTAAGTCTCCCGACTTCATGGAATGTAAACCCAAGTTTTTTTCTGCCAATGAAATAAAACCATGTAAAATCTATTGGCTCTGGTTCATCCACTTCATCGGGTATTATACGTTTTTTTCAGAACTCTGCGTGCTGTCAACGACAACGCCATTCATCAACTGTGCGGATGATTTCAAGCCAATTTCCGTGATCATTCTGCCTACCTGCTTTTTAGTAAGCATCTTTTCTTTTGTGCCATTTTCTTCGTTATCGATGTCAATTCCTTCATTCAGCATTGCCGTGATTCCAAAGATAATGGCCTTTGCGTTTGGCTCACCTTCATTTTCTGCACCATCTGTGAGTTTGCCCCAGTTTTCAAGTGTGCCGTACTTTTCCTGAATAACTTCCATCACGTTCAGGTTGAAAACTAGCTTGTATTTCTTGTCTTTGTATTCAAGTGTCTTTGAGACTTCCTTCATGTTTTATCCTCCAAATAAAATAAGACAGGGACTAACCCTGTCTTGAATATTCTTTTAGGCTGTCTTTGCCATCAGTCCTTCAAGATATGTGACAGCTTCAGTCTTTGTAGCAAACGTTTTAGATTTTGACCATGTGCCATCTGCCAATGTTGCTACCGTTCCTGCAAGTTCAGTTGTGCTAAATGATACGCTTTCACCTTTTGTGGAATCATCTTGAGAAGGTTCTGAGAATTTAACCTTGCACAAGAATTCTACTGTGTACTTGTAAGCTCCGTTCACCATCTTCGTAACAATTCTTCCGAACCCCACATATGGTGCAACATCGGTTGCATTTCTGACAAGCTCTGCACCTTCTTCTGAAACCGTATGCCCTAGAAGATCTGCCATAATTTGCACATCCTCGTTGTCAATTCCTACTGTAACAGAACCCTTCTGGAAAGATGTATCGCTCTCTGCTAATGCATCATCAGCATATAAAGATGCATCATTGTTGCTGATATCCACCTTGCAGGAAATTGCCTTGGCTGGCTTTTTCGCACCATCATATTTTGCTTTACCATCTTCCGATTCAGTAAGTTTTGAATATCGGAAGTTATTTAAACCGATTTTAGCCATTATTCGCTCCTTTCGATTGAAAAACATAATGTCTTGTGGTAATACTTCGTGTCATCCTCATACATATCTTCGGATGATCTGTCAGGTTCCCACATAAACCCGACACTTTTAAGCAATGCCTTTAATGCTTTCTCAATCGGCTTGTAATTGCCTTTTGAGTATATATCAAAGTCATAATATTCAACGTAGTTCAGCAGTTCATCATCAGCATGTAACACGCTGTCTGCATCTGTCATCATGTAAGTGATGTATGTTTCCGAACTTCCATTGTATCGTAAGAACTTGACAGGAATCTTTTTACCGTTCACCGTGAAGCCACTCAATGTTTTTTCAATGAGGTTATTCATCCAACAGACCCCCGCTTAAATTCTTCTGCGCTTCTTCCATTGCTTTCATAATCTGTGACTTTTTGAAAGACTTTCTGAAAAATGGATGCTTTGGATATTTCCTTTTGTCACTGCCATACTCGAACATATTCGCAACAAGTGGTGCAGGAGTCTTCTTGCCTTTCTTGTTTTTGAAATATCCAGTTATCATGACTTTCGTGTTGATACCATCATCTGATGGAGTTTTGTACACCTTTGACAGTTTCACATGACTGCTGAAGCCTGAACTTTTCAGCGCCTCTGGAAGTGCCGAAATAACGTTCTTGTATACAACCTCTGCGCCTGCTTGTGTCATACCACCAAAGATGTGATCAAACTGCTTGTCAATGTAAGATATATCCTTCAATACGCTGTCATCAATGTCAAAAACAATCTTTGCCATCAGTGAGTCACTTCCTTTGCTTCAATCTCAAGCTCTACACCATTCTCGTCCACGTTGTTCAGATACTCAATCGTATATGTCTTGCCGTGAAACTCAATCAGCATGTCTCTTGTGATCTCTGTTTTCGGATAACGAATTGTGAAGTTGGTGTATGCTTTCTCGAAATCAGAATTGTTTGCAATCAGCGTAAAGCCTTTTGTCGTTCTCACGTATGCATATGGTGTAAGAATAACTTTCTTCTGTTCTGTCTGAAAACCATCATCATCTGTCACAATCACCGTTTTGTAAATTGTGATACGCTTTGAATACTTCCCTGCGTTTAACATGACGAACACCTCACAACAGATTGACACTGTGCATTGCGAGAATACTCTGCACCGTGTTGTTCAGGTCTTTACTGTCAACATACATTGTTCTGTTATCCCACATGTCCTGACAAAGAATAAGCACCACAATCACAAATTCAGGATATTTGTCAACGCCAGCATCGTCAAGCCCTGTATAGTTCTTGATAAATGAGGTTGCAACAGAAATAAGCGTGTTCAATGTATTTATTTCACTCTCTGTTACTTCGTCCAGTCTCAAATAATCTGCGACACTTTCTACTGTAATATCACTGACTTTGCTTACTTCCATATCACTTTACCCCTTCTTATTTGCCTGCTGCCATCACAAGTTTTGCAAGCTTCTGAGTATCTGCAACCTTTGCATCCCATTCAACGAAAGCTAGAATTCCAAGTAAATGTTCCTCTGCATATCTTTCCTGCAATACCTGCATGTTAGCTTCTTCTGAAACTTTCACAGCTAAACCAGATAAGTCACCGTAATAAATGGTTGTTTTTCCTGCAAGCATCTTGTCCATCGCATCAGAGCAATAAACATCCTTGCCTAGAAGTGTATATCCCCATTTTGCTGTAAAGTCACGGTTCAACAAATAATCGCCGTCATTATCCTTCAACTTTCTGATTGCATTTCGAGTTTCACGGTTCATAATCCAAATAGAATTACCCTGATAGTTGTCAATCACCTTGTCTTGTAAATCCATCAACTCGTCTGATGTAATCTTTGTGGATGCGGCAGTTGTAACAGTCATATCTGATGTAATTCCAGTTAGACCTTCAACCTTGCCTACTGTTCCGAACAAAATCTCATGCTCGAAATACAGTGCGATTGCCTGTGCCATTTTTGCTTCAACAAAACCAACGATGTCAAAGTTGGAATTGTTAATCAAGCTCTTTGAAATTTTTGCAAGGCAACGTGCAAGGAATCCATCAAGTTCAATCTGGCTGATTACAACTTTACCAGACTCTGCTGTAGTTCCTTCATCTGCATACTGCATCACGATAGAACTGTTCTGTTTGTCATACTTTGGCAGTACCAGTTTGCCCGTGATGTTATAGCGATCTGCCATAGAGAACACAGGTGAAATTTCAATTACTTGAGAAATGATTTCATTCCAAACAGTTGTCGGGATCAATGTCTTTGCATCTGCTGGCATTGTAGGTGTGTCAGTATTCACAATGCCACGAATTGCATTTTCAAACATTTTGTGATCTTTTTCTGCATTTGTCATTTCAACAGGTGTGCGTGGCACCTGCTTCATGCTCATTCCTGCCATCTGGTCATACATAGCAACTGTTGCATCAATGTCCTTGACTTCCTTCTCAAGGTTTGCAAACTGTTTTTTTTCGTCTTCAGACGGTAATCTGTTTTCTGCCTTTGCAGTTGTTAGCAGTTTTTCCATCTGAGCGACTTTTGAATTTCGATTTTCAATGAGTTCTTTTACGTTCATTTATTCACCCCTCCGTCTTCTTTAATGAACTAATAATATTCTCGTATGCTGAATAATCAAGCACACGATCCTCGACAGGCTTTTCAACCTGTTTTGGCTTTCTCAATGCATCTGGAACATGCTTATAATTTCTAAACAAGTCCGTTGTACATGCCTGCACATCCTTCAAACTGTCCAATGCGTTCACATTGAAATAATTTCCGATGTACATATCATCATCTGCATTGCCACTGAACCACGTTTCGTTGTCCACCAGCTCTGCAATCTTTTCTGCTGTGATTCCTTCTTTTGCTTTGCTTTCATACATTGGCAACATCGTTCCGCTTTCAATCAGATTCAATGTGTCAATGTCATGCTGTAGCTCGTTAGCATTTCCAAATGCATACGTCATTGGCTTGTGGATCATCAGCATAGAATTTTTGTAAATGTTGATATCATCTGCAACCATGGCAAGATACGTTGCGGCACTTGCACACAATCCATCAATATATGCATGAATCTTCGCTCCTGTGTTCTGTCTGAATCTCTTCAGCATGCTAACCATTGCAGAACTTGCAAACACTGAGCCACCGCCACTATTGATGTAGATATTAAAATCTGTCACGCCATTCAAGCTGTCAAGCTCTGTCTTAAATGTGTTTGTGTCAATTGCTGTTTCTGACTTTTCACCAGTCCACCAGTCTGGCGCGTTCTCATCCACAATATCGCCATAAACATAAAAATCAGCGCTTGTTTTCGTCAGATTCTTCAAGTACTTGTAATTCATCATCTGCCCCCTTTTCAGTTTCTTCAACTTTCTCAGCCGTTTCTTCTTCTTCTTCGTTTCCACCTGTAACTTGTCCAGTGTTTGGTGTGTAATATGTGCCTGAATTGATGTCATACAGCACGGCGCCTAATCCAACATTGATCACGTCCATTCCCTCAACATAGTTAAGATTCTCCATACGGCGCAATTCGTTTATAGTCATAAGTCCTGTATCTTTCGCAACCTTGTAAGCATCGAATCTCTCTTTGATGCTTGCTTTCACAATTTCCTTCGTGTCAAATTCAAAGAAGAAGTTTCGTTTTTCTTTTTCTAACAGCAGTGTGCTGTTTATAGCTGTCTCAAATGCTTTAATAATCGGATATATCGCTTCCTTGAATGTCAGACTAAAGTCACTGTGAATATGGAACACTCCATTGATTTCATCCTGTAAAGTCTTCTTGCTTTCGTTTAACTGCATTTCTACAGAACTGTTTGACGATTCCTGAAACTTGATACCGTTATTCAGAACCATGACGTTATCGGTATTGTTCGTATATAGTCGTTTCCACGCATCCTTCAACTTGTCAATTTCTTCTTGCCCAAGTCTGCGCTCTGCCTGTAAGAAACCTTTTTTGTTACCGCCTGTCTTGACTAATCCAAGCTGATAAACCAACGTACTGTATGCTGTTTCAAGGGCTTTTGAAATTTCTTCAGTCAATCCCTTTCCGCTTGCTCCATCTTTGGTGTTCCTCAACAACTTGACCATGTTCCATGGATATATTTTATTTGTACCAACATAGAACTGTACGAAACGGTTCATCGGGTCGGAATTTGACCACACAGTCACATCAATATCTGGAATATATTTCAGCGCCGTTACGTTGTTCTGTCTGTCTCTTTGGATAAAACAATATCCACCCTTGCCAAGTAAATAATCCTCGACCATGGCTTTTTTTGTCTGAAACCCGTCAAGCGTGTTTCCAGTGTCACCATTAAGCATTCGTACACGGCTGTCTCTCTGAACTTCTTCAACCTTGCCGTTCTTGTACTTGTAAAGTTTCACAGGCATAGATGCAATCGAACCGCTGATAAAGTCAACAGCACCTGACACGGCAGGAAGCGTGAGTGCCTTTTCCCTCGTGATTTTCTCATTATTGAGCAATGCAGATAACAGCACATCGTCAAGCTGAACACTTTGATCGTTAAGATTTAATTTATTCATAATTTTTCTGAATAGTGCCACTCTCATTACCGCCCCTTTGTTAGTATTTTCTATTTGAAACATTTTTACGCTTATATATTAGCATAAATGCAAATTCATAGCAATTAAATCATCTGGAATGTGAAGTCACCTTCATTCAGGAAATAATCCTGCTCAAGAAGATAAATTGCATTGATAAGTGATACAACCATATCAACTTTACCGTTGCTCTTTTTCTTGCTCACATACATATTTTTGTTGGTATCATAAGCACATTTAGCATTCTGAAAGTTAATCTCTAGCAATTTATTTTCTGTATACTTGAATTTCTGTTTAAGTATTGCTTCTTTCATCCTCTTTGTCGGAGAATGTAGCACGCTTGAATACTGCTTTATCTGAACCGTGTTATAGCCCTCATTAGCCAGTTTCTGCGCTGTGCTTAATGCATTCCATCTGTCATATCCAATCGCCTGTATTTGTACGTTATAACGGCTCTCAAGGTTCAAAATAAACTGCTCGACAAACGCATAAGAAATAACTCTGTCACCGCACGCAAATACCTTTCCGCTCTTCAATAATTCTTGATAGTTCACACGCTCTGATATGGTCTTTTCTGTGATCCTGTCCGATGGGATGAACGCAAAACTTTCTGCAAGAATGTTATCGTCATCGTCAACGGAAACCATGGCAACAGATGTATTATCGTTTGATTCTGAAAGGTCAACACCTAAATATACGACTCTGCCGTTCCAATCAATATCCGCAACCTTGCACGCCTGAACGTCTTTAACGTCAATAAATGTTTCAGTTCCTTGCCCTTGATAAATGATATTGCAGTGCTTTGTAACAAAGTTCTCTCGTTCTTTCTCAATGGCAATGGCCCTTGCTCTTTTCTTTACAAGATCATCCCAAATTTCAGGGATTTCAAGTGCCGCAGGATTCGCCTGTTTCAAAACAAGATTGTCTGTTTCCCAGTCTGATGTTTTGTCTGGCTCATACAAAAGTGCAAAAACAGTATCGTCTTTCACAATACCATCCAGAACCTTCTTGGCATATGCAACCTCATCCTCGAAAGGATTATCGATTGTCGGATATTTTGTACTGATAACGAACCCTAGTTTGTTAACAACATTTAGCTGTCCTGATCTCATCGCATCGACAGGATATCCGTTTGGCAATGCTCCAACCTCATCTGCAATGAATGCGTTCGGCATACGTCCGTCCATACGGTTGTTGCTGTACGCTAACGGTATCAACGTGTTTTCATTCGGCTTGAATTTGATGTAGTCCCTTAACAACTTGAAACGTTTTGTTCCTTTATATTCGTAAATAAGCGGACTGCTTTTGATTGTATCTGAGATTGCTTCTTTTATTTCTCTTGATAATGCACCATCTGGCGCAACTGAAAAGAACTTTGAGAACCTAGGCTCAGTAAGAAACAGAATAATAAATATTGTTCCGACTGTATATGTGTTATGTGTTGGTGTGAAATGTTTCCCTGCAAGATATAAATGTTCTTTATCTGCAACCATAATACACTTAGAAGGAACCGCGCTAATCTTTTCAATATTGACAATGCTCTTTGCTTTCATTCTGTCGCACAAATGTTCTTTTTGTCTTTGATACTTCCTATTAAGACGAAATACCCTTGTGCCTTTATCAGCAAAGAAAGTAATGTTGTAAATATCACTTATTTCTTTGCCATCAAGCATTGATTTTCTTTTTATAAGCGTTGCTTTAATTCCTAAACTGTTTATAAGTTCAAGAATCTGTTCAGATAATTCTTTTGACTTCTGAACGAACGAACATTGCCCTGTCTTTGAACACGTTCCGTCTGTATCCATTATTCCTTGCAACAATGCAAGTCTCTGCTCGACAGACGCATGTAAATATTCTTTTGGAATATGCTTGTTTCCAATCAGATTTAGTTTGCGAAGATTATACATAAAACTTTCTTCGCCAATCTGATTGTTTTTCTGCTTGTCTATTTTGAAATATCCTGCTCTTTTTTCTGGCTTGTGCAATTCCACACTGTAACCACTCGCAATGCTCACATTTTGCATCATTTCTTCAGCATCGGAATCTGAAACAGTGATGTTTGTAGCCGTACTTGTTCCATCTCCAAGCCATACGCCCAAAAGATATGGGTCTATAAGCAATTCTTTTTCTGCATACTGAACCGCACCGTTCATCGGTACTCTGTATTTATACTCTGTTCCTTTGCCATCTCTACGAACCCTTGCAAAATCATCTGCCATTTTTTCTGTTGTCGTGTCATACCAACCATCTGTTCTGTAAATCTTCCCGTTGCCAATATGATGTGAATTTCTCTTTGCTGTATTTCTACTTGTCCTTGTCTGTACAGTCCAGATGTGGTCACAACTTGCCTTGATCTGTTCGCCATCTTCAAACGTCACTAAATACATAGGCTTGTTAAAGATTTCAGACTCACCGATAACCATAGTTGGATTTCCATGTTTCCCGAATACATAGTCACCAACGCTGATATCACGCATTTCCTTCCATCCATCAGGTGTAGGAATTGGAGTATCAAGACTTAATGCCTTGAAATTCTTTCTGCAAATTTCCAACAGCCCTGTCTCGTATCTGCGCTTTTTCGGTTTGTCACGATATACAGTGCATAGCATGGCTGTATATATCAACCACTGATATCCAGTAGCGCACTTATACATCGACTGCCCTGCTTTCAATCCTTTTGGCATGATAAGCAGTTTCAGAATATTTTCAATCTGCTGAACCTTCTTTTCGGATACAAAGTACTTTGCGTTTTTTCCTTCTGCAATCCTCATCCAGTCTCGCATCTGCTTTTTGACGTATTTAGGAGTTGTTTTCTTCCTGATAGAGCTTTTGCAATATTCGTAAGCCTTACTGCTCGTCACTGCCATCATCGTCACCGCCATTAATGATCGTCATAAGCGGGTCTTCTTCTTTGGTTGTATCACTTACATTATAATTTTTAATGATCTTCATAAGAGTTGCGACTGTTCTATTTGCACTATCTGTTGTTGCATTATAATCTTTTACTGCTGGACTAGAATATAAATTTTTTCTACCTTTAACATATTCTTTTTCAACTAATATTCCATCATCTTTTATAGATTTTTCTAATTCATATAACATAACTAATTGCATTTGATATCTTTTGAAAGTAGTTATAAAAAAGTAATTACTTTGTACTCCACTTTCTTCTGCAATTCTTAAAATTTCTTGTGCTTGTTCGGTTAAAGTCATTTTTGCCATATTATCACCTCCTATAAATTTTTTACTTGAAATTTTTTATTTGATATGATTTATTATAAGTCTTTTTGTCCTTAATCATCATTTTTAAAAAATCTTCTCTTGTGAAATCAGATAATCTAAATACTTCTTCTGGTTTCATTCCTAATTCTTTACATATTTCTTTTGTTGATTTTCCTTCATCTAATAATTCTTTTACAATTGCTTTCATTGGTTCTAATAAATGAGTTCCCCTCGCTCTATTATGTGTAATAGTTCCATAAACATCTTCTGCATGATCTTTATGGTCTACAATAACAACTGGAACTTTATTTTTTAATAATGTTTTTAATGGCTCTCTACCTGATACAGTCCATCTATGAAAACCATCTATAATTGTATAATCAGGTCTTATAACTATTGGCATAGTCCAGCCATTTACTAATATAGACTGAACTAATAATTCAAGATTTTGTTCTGATACTTTATTTGGGTTGTAATTATTTGGTTTTAATAAATCTCTATCAACAAATTTAACATTTTCTAAAGGTTCTAATATATTTTTATTTTCATATTTTTTTATTTCATTTTCTTTCATTTGTCACTCACCTCACGTACATACATAAATAAATGCAGGTCTAACGCTCTTAATGTTCTTCCTTTGGGGTCTCCACCAATTACTATATTACATAACTCTTTGTAATCTTTTTGATTTAAAAATGGCCCATATTTAATTAATATTTTATTAATTATTTTTTTTACCTTCTGCATAGGTTTATTATCAAATCTCCATTCTTCTTTTAACATCTCAAATAATTTATTCTTATAATCAACTTCTTCATCTTTCTTTGCTTGTTTATTTTTCTTTTGTCTTCTAAATAATTCAGTATCATAATAAAGCATTGCCATATAAGCATTTGGCTCTCTTTTACAAATCTTATCAAATAGTTTTGGGTAAAATTCGCACATCTGAGTTAAACTTCTAACAGTATCTATACTAAAAAATTGACTTATTCTTAATCTATTAATTGGAACTCCTACTTGATACATGAATTTATAGGCATCTGGGAATTCTAAGTTATTATCTCTTATATACATCCATACATCTTTATCAGTCCAATCATAGATAGGAAACATTTTTTCTTGTGATTTTCTATTTGCTAAATTCATTAATCTTTGAACACTTTCACTTGCTCTAACACCAATTACTGATACACGATTTTTATTTTTTTTATTCAAAAAACTTTGATAGGTATCATGTCTTTCATCAAGTAATGGATCATTTGTAATTGCAAATTTTGGTTTTGGTCTTATCCATACATCTTTTTTAGTTTCATCCCAGCAAATAAAACTTTCATCATTCGTTAATTGATTAAAGCAATTATAATGCTTTACCTGAATACACCACCAATTAAAAGGTACTCCAATACTCAACCATTGTAATCTCATGCTTTTAACTTGTTTTTCTACACATGGGAATATTGCTTCTTCATCTATAAAGTCAACTATTAATTTTGATTTGTCTATTTCTCCACTTTGGCACATTTTAAATATTAAATCATTTAAGCAAATGCTATCTTTACCACCACTCACTGATAATTGAATTCTACTAGCAGTTTTAAATATATTTTTTATTCTAATCTTAGCCATAGTTACAACATCAATGTTTGAGTATTGTTTTTTAATCAAGATATATCATCTCCCCACAAGAAGGACATATAATATATTTCTTCTCATTTTTTTCTGCACCGACTTTTGTTTCCGTTACCATTGTCACTGGATCATTTTTAATTTCTGGTTCTTTTTTAATTTCTGGTTCTTTATAATTTGTTTCTTGTTTTGGCTCTTCTTGAATAAATTTAGTATCTGTTATAGTACCATAATCTTTTATTGCTTCTTCAACTTGTTCATCCGTTGCAGTCATTTGCTCCAAAATAAACTTGTCATAACCAGCGATTTCAAAATCTCCTATTCCAGTTATCTCTTGAATATAATTATTTACTTCATTATAATCATCTGCACCTAAGCTATAAATTTTATTATCACTTAAAATTAATTTTTTCTTCTCAATTTCTGATAGTCCTGTCTTTCTATAACATTGAACTTCTGCTTTATTCATTTTTACTAAAGCAAAATATAAACCATTACCGATTAAGATATTATTATCTTCATCAATGACCATTGCTCTTGTTTGCCCGAATTGTTCTACACTTCTAATTAATTCATCAATTTGTTTATCATTATGTTTTCTAACATTCTTCTCCAATGGTTTTAAATCACTTAATTTTACAACTTCTAATTTCATCTCATTTTCCTACTTTCTAATGATTTTACTGATACATAGCCAAGTATTATTGTTGCTACTATAAAACTTATAACTCCAACAATTGAATTAATTGTTATTTGCCCTAAAGTTGCAAATAATACCATTAGCCCAAATGTTATTGCTGATACTGGAATTACTATATTTGTTTTTTTCTTTAACGCTAATGGTAATAACAAAATACCAACTGCAAATGCAAATCTAATAACTCCAAATGAACTCCATAATTGAAGCATTCCCATTTTAACAAATACTCCAAATGCAATACATAATAATAGTGAAAGCCCTGTTCCTATTTTCTTATTTCCTACTTCATGAAGTGCTACTGCAATACTATCTATTGTTGATGTAGTTACTCCAAGAACCGCTACTAATAAAATAATATGCATTGGTAGTGTAAATTTAAAGAAAGCCATTCCTAATATTAATAACATATAAAGTCCAAATAGAAATGCTCCTAGATAATAACCTTTTTTGCTTTCATCTGCTTCTGCTCTTTGCCAATGTTGTACATCTCCGATAGGTCCAGCAAATAAAATAAGTCCAGACCATACTCCCCATAGCACACCACTGATGCTAGTTGGTGCAAATACTTGTAATGGAGCTTTTGTAAATATTCCAACTGATATAATTACGATTATTGATACAATAGCCATGATCCATTGATATACATCTGTTTTAACTGATGTTGGTAGTCCTTTTTTGTAAACAATCAGAGTAAAGAAAAATCCTAATGCTATTGTTATCAAATATGCTGCAGTTGTACTACCTGTAATAATTAGAAATTGTTGATTTATAAAATTCAACTGAACTAATAAGCAAAATAATTGAATTATTAATGCTATTACTTTTACCTCTTTTCTATTATAAGTTTCTGGACTAATTTTTTTATTGTTATATAGCCATCCAAATAATGCAAGCGTTAAGGTATTACAAACAGCCCATATAATCCATGCGATTATACCTTTCTCTTGAGCTATTTGTTGTCCCATGATTAAAGATGTTCCCCAAGCCCAGCTTGCAGCACTTGAAGCACCTATTCTTTTAAAACTTAAGTTCTCATTTGTCATTTTCATTCACTACCTTTCTTATATCGCCCGCTCATGTTCCACGTGGA